GTTCACTATCAGTCCACTGACAGCATTAGCCGCGAGTGCCGCCTCACCGATCGGCTTTGCTGCGCCGAGAAGACCGCCGACACCGAGCGGGCTTGCGGAGCTAGCCCCGTGCGTTGCCATACCAGCGGCCGACTCAATCAGCGCCGGATTTGTCGCTGCGGCAGCGGGAGCACCCAATAGCCCGGGCGCGGCCCCGGCAGCGCCGCCTAGAAGCATGCCGCGCAGTGGCTTGCGCTTGTCGATCATGCCGCCAGCAGCGGCGCCAAGCAGGGGAAGAATCCACGGGAACATCACTTGCCTCCGCTAGTGGTCTTCTGAACTTGCCCGAGGATACCGCTTTGCAGCGGTGAGCCAAGCGTCTGGAGGTTCTTGTACGGCTGATTCAGCGCGTCTTGCCACTGCTGGTAATTGAAGTCCAGCCCCTGTTGTGCGTTCTGCTGTTGCAGGCCACCAAAGTTCAGCAGATTATTGGCCGACTGCATCCGGTTGCCTTGGTCAAACTGGTATTGCCCGCCGTACATCTGCGTAGCAACGTCCGTCAATTGGTTGCCTAGCGCTTGTTGGGCTTGCTGTGCACTGGCACCCACACCGGAGTTGCCGAACGAACCGGAGCGAGCCTCCATCGCGTCAAGCTGCGGGCGGATGGTGTTATTGAAGTTCGAGACGATGTTGCCCTGCGCCCTGTTGACCATCTGGTCTAGGTACGGGTTCGTCCCGCCGCCGATCCCTTGTGCGTAGAACTGGCCCGCCATGTTCTGCGCAGGAGTCATCCCGGCAAACCGCTGTTGCGTATAGGGGGTGTACTGCTGGTTAGACAGTTGCTCGGCTCGTGATGCGTACTGGCGAGCGAGCCCGCTGTACTCGGCCGGGATACCCGTGGTAGTCGTGGAAGAACCGCCGCCGCCGCTCATAGTGAAGACCTCATGACTTGGTAAACCGGCTCAAAGCCGAACTTCATTTCGTACAAGCGCGCTTGAGATGGCTTTGCCGCGCATCTCAACTCGCTGCACCCTTGGTTTCTACCGAATTCGCGCATTTGCTCCACGAACTCATGGAACAGCGTACCTCTTGCCGCACATCTTTCAAATACCCCATAAAGATCCATCCCTGAATCTCAGTGATCTTGCCGCACATCTTTCAAATACCCCATAAAGATCCATCCCTGAATCTCAGTGAGATTTAGCCCTGTTCGTAGATTGAACAGGGCTACAATTTTTGCCATGCTGCGTTCACTACCATAATTTCCAGTAGTGTCATAAACTTTTCCACGCTCCTGTAGAATTGAAGAGACTTCATTTATCAGATCTTCTACTCGTAGGCTTTGTTCTCCTAGCTCAATATTTTCACATTTACTACACACATCTTCAATCATCAGTTTTTTCTGCTGCATTATTCTCTCCTATATATACCAAGTACATCTCAGAACCTCGTTGTTCGAGGTTCACCCATCCGGCTCGTATAAGGCCGGTTATAGCTCCTTCCAAATCTCTTGCCTGCGGAAATGCGTTATGCAAGATTCTGAAAGCTTTTGGATACGTTGCCTCGCCCATTGACTTGATATAGTCAAGCAACTTATCAGCTTCAACTGCCTCTGTTGTTTTCCCTACGTGTGCAAATACTTTATTATATCCTTTCTCCGTTGATTCAAGTAATACATCAGCTAGTTTCAGATCTGCGTCTGTTATTATAAGTTCATCTCGTTGTGAAGCTGCTAAGACCATTGCTAGTTTGTGTAGGTGTGTTTGTTTTCTCGCCATATATACTAACAGCCATTCCTCTCTCCAACCATTTGACATTGATTTCCAATGCTGCTCATACCAACGTTCTCCCCAGGTCCGTGCGGCTGCAGTGAGTTCATATTCTCCACAAAGTGTTATGGCAATGTGTTCCAGATCTTGTTGTAATTGGATTTTAGTGTTGTCGCGTTGCTCAGGAAAGTTGTATTTTGGGTAGGCGATTAAACGTTCCTTGGTATCTGCATAGATGAATATGCATCTAGCTGTGAAACCTCCACCCACAATTCCAGCGTGCATGTTGGTGGCAATCCAGTTTGGCGTAGTACATGCGAGCATATTTACCCACGGACTATCTACAATGTCATTACCACTGTTCTTTGTGTTCTTAATGAGTGCTTTGCGACCGTCCCAAAGGTCAATGAACATATCGACCATTTCGTGGTTTTTGAAATCGATAAGGTTTCCAAATTCAGATGCACACAGGTTAATCGGTGACATTGGATAGTGTTCGCCATTGTACTCAAAAGTTTCACAGCTAGAGGCAAAAGAAGTGATGAGTGATTGCCAGGTTACAATGTCCGGGCCAAACTTAATTCCAGGTACATTGCGCAGGAACGATTCGGCAAATCCTGCGGTGGTTGATTTTGAAACAACTCCAGGTGGAGCAACAAATACAATGAAGAAATTTGGAATCCACCTGAAGGCTACCTGATCCATCCACACTCGTTTACGTAAGACACCTGCCAAAGCCCACACACCAGCCCAGAAGTGCATCAATCTAGGGGCTTCAGTGTGAGCTGCAAAATTAACATACGCTTCAAGCCAGGATGGAAAGTGTCGTTTAGCGGGCATGAGTTATCCTATACCTCCACATATACCAGGCTAGATATGGAGTGAATCCACGCCCAGCTACATCGTTTCGATGATAGGAGCACATCCATATGCCGTCTTGTCTCCAAATTTTAGGTTTCATACACAAGATCCCCAGCTAATCTCACTAATTCTCATTCCGGTTGGAATGATTAACGGATCATCATATGGAATGATGATGCGGCTTACTTCAGCTATACGCTGCTTGCACTCTTCCGCCATATGCGTTGGGAACTGACCAACCAAAGAATCATGTACCTGAATTAGTATTTGCACCTCTGGGACATTTTCGTATATAGCTACCCAGATCCTATTGATATAACATCCAACCGTTGATTGAGGTATCCAAGCTAATGCCTGCGGCAAAATCCTATCTAGTCTGTCAAAGATATGCCAGCGGTATCCGAATTTATTTTCCACAAAACGGAAACGCTGTATCTGATTCAATGTACGATCATGCCACGTCTTGATTCCAGGATGACTGGCAAACCATATTCGTTGTGCACGATCTACTTCATGGACAGTATTTCCTGTTGCAACTGCGATAGTTCTCGCACTTCCTCCATAGTTTGTAGCATGGCAGAATACCTTTGCGAACTCACGCTTGTGCTTGCGTGGTCCTCTATGATCCATGTATTTTGGATGACTCTCTACTAATTCTTCCAAAGGTGGGGGATCTTTCCCTTCCAGTGCGTAAGCGTTGAGCAAGTGAATATCTGCGCCCATTCGGAGTGCAGCTTTAAGCATCTGATCATCTGCCTCCCACACCACGACTTGTAGATCGGCTCGGTCCAAGTCCATATCGAACATAGTATAACCTGGATCAGGAACATACATTGAGCGCATGTTGGGAAATGCAAAGGTTTTCCCCCGTGCCGCAGCTTTACCCGCTGCCTTAGATTTGTCAGATGGAATATTCTGGAAGTTGCAGCCTCCTCCAAAGGCATTGGTTGATGAACTTAGACGATAAGTGTATGGAGCTGACTTGGCGTCGGCATCTCCCGCAATGTTGAATGAACTTCTCATACGCCCATCAGTGTCTACTTTGGCGTTTATGAATGTTCTTACCATAACTTGCAGTGTGCGAATATCTGCTATAGCATTGATGATAGGGCGCAGCAGTGGCTCACGTGTAGCTATTGTATTAAGGGCTTCATCATCACAGGATACATGAGGGGTCTGCCCTTTTTTAGCCCTGGACATAACTTTTGGCTGCCCAAGTCGTCGATAGAACAGATCCTGCATTTGGGCGCTGGAGTTGAGATTAAGATCACACCGCAAGATGGTGCGAAGCCAATCTTCCCGCACTGAAATTTCATGCTGAATTTCGGCGTTGAGTTTCTTTCTCTGATTCTCATCTACGCGAACACCAAGTTGCATTGCACGCAATACTGGCCAGAAAAGCTTTTGCTGAAATTCGTCAACTTGCTTAAGTTTCAAGTCGTCTAAGATTTTGAGTTCAGCTTCCCCTACTTCCCTTGTTCGCACACAGTCAACACAATTATACTCCCACAGCTTTTCTTCCGGCTGTTTTGGGTCCCAAGTCTTACCATCATCTTTCCAATAAACATAATGCAGACTGTAAAGTGATGATTGCATTGCGAGTGATTTTGGAAGAGATACAAAGGCCGTGTGGTGCGAGATCATTGAGTCTTGCTTTCCTTTCGGAACGAAGTGCCAATGTCTCCAGATATACTGAGCATCATACAGACCATTCTGCCAGCGCACGGCTACATTCGGATGTGTGAGTACCTTATGTAGAAGCCAGATTACACGGGCCTCTTCCGCCGGAGTCCAGTAGCCACGGATACGTTCCACACACATGAATGGAATACATATGGCTTCTGTCGTTGACCAAGACATTCCAAGACAAGCAATATGTCCAGCGCGAGTTTCTAAGTCCAGTTCAATCCACACCGGTTCATGTTCTTGATTGAGTCGATGTAGTAGCATATTACATACATAACTTACATCTTCCAATGAAGGACGCAGCTTAAACTTCCAGTCTGGTAAATTAAGATACATACGACTGGAAGATTCCCTGCGAACTCTTTTAAGATCCTCTACTACCTGTACTCGCAGATGCCACTGTGCTAGTACCCAGCTTGGTGGGTAGGTAGGAATGACCTTTGGAGCAGGCTCAATTCCATTACCTGGCGGAGCTGGATGTGGCCCATACGCTAGACGAAGATGACTTCCTCTCCACTT